GACGGTATACTTACATATACGAAGACAGAAGATGGTAGGTTTATTCCTGTTTGGTCAGAGAATATTTAAAACTATGAAATGGGTGGGGTATGGAAAACGATTCAACAAAGGTATCAGTAACACTAGGGTATACGCTTAACCTTGGAAATTTTCAATCACTAAGATTAGATCTTGGCATTGTAGATTCTAAGCGTGGAGAAGAAACAACTAATGAAGCATTTGAGCGTGTTTATAAGTTTGTAGAAGACAAGCTTACCGAAAAGATTAACGAAGCTAAAGAGGAAATCAACGAATAATGGCTGACCGCAAAGACCGAATGGCTTTGCTCAGTAGATTTAACAAATTATATCTTCAACGATATGAGCAAAAGTCTAACATGAATATTAATGTTGAACAGTGGGCTGCTGATGGCTTAGTAGAGTCATATGGAATATCGCAATGCTATGATCTGTTAGACTATTATTTTTCAATTGCACAAGAGCCTAGTTGGAATTACTTTTCCTATAATGCTGAAAAGATTTTAAATGGCAGAGCAGAAGTTGAACAAGATAAAAAAGAAAGAGCAGAGCGCAGACAAATGGCTAAGGAGTGGTTAAGTGAATAATACAGAAGCAAAAGTAATATCTGCAGTACTTCAAGATAAACAAATTCACGTACTACTTCAAGCAAATGTCGAAACTCTTTTAAGAACACATAATGATATTTGGAACTTCATTCGTCTATATTCTGAGAATAACCAATCACTTCCACCTGCAGAACTTGTAAGAGAAAAGTTTCGTGATTTTGAGCCAGTAGTTGGCGTAGGTGCAACTAAGCATCACTTAGCAGAACTTCAAACAGAATATTTAAATGATAGCCTTAAAGACATTCTTCGTAACGCAGCAGGAGAAGTTCAAGTAGGCAATGGAACTGAAGCTTTAGAACATCTTATTACAAAAACATCAGAGCTTAAAAAGAACACTGCTGCTATTCGTGATATTGATGCTACTGATCTTGAAGATGCCGTTGCGTATTATGAAAGAGTTGCAAAGCAAAATGAACTTGGATCTGTAGGAATTAAAACAGGTCTGCCAGGATTTGATAACTACTTGCCTGCTGGCATTATGCCAGGCCAACTTGGTGTGTTTCTTGCTTACCCAGGAATTGGAAAGTCTTGGATGGCTTTATACTTTGCTGTACAGGCTTGGAAGCAAGGCAAGTCACCAATGATTATCTCACTTGAAATGAGTGAGACAGAGGTTCGTAATCGTGTGTTTGCTATCATGGGTGAAGGCCTATGGTCTCATCGCAAACTAAGCAATGGTGAAATTGAAATTGATATGCTTCGTAAGTGGCATGCTAATAAAGTAGAGGGTCGTCCAGAGTTCCATATTATCTCAAACGACTCAGGTGGAGAAGTTACTCCATCAGTTATTCGTGGAAAGATTGATCAGTATAAACCAGACTTTGTTGTTGTTGATTATCTTCAGTTGATGAGTCCAAACCAACGTGCTGATAATGAAACGGTAAAGATGAAAAACCTTTCACGAGAACTTAAGCTAATGTCTATTAGTGAAGAAGTACCAATCATTGCTATCTCATCTGCTACACCTGACGATGTAAAAGATCTTAGCACTCCCCCAACACTAGGACAAACAGCATGGTCTAGACAGATCTCATATGATGCTGACTGGCTATTAGCACTAGGTCGCCCTGTAAATAGTGATATCATTGAATGCGTATTTAGAAAAAATAGAAATGGTTTTATGGGAGACTTTTTAGTACAGGTAGATTTTGATAAAGGATATTACAGATATAAAGACTATGAAGACAAATAATATTTATACGGAAGATCAAATTAGACGAGTTCTTATTGGTTCAGGAGTAAATATTGAAACTGAATTTGGTAATGACTTTATAATCTTCTGTCCGTATCACAATAACAGCAGAACTCCTGCTGGAGAAGTAGCCAAAGATAGTGGGCTATTCTTTTGTTTTGGTTGTCAAACAACTAAGAACTTAGAAGAGTTTGTTATGCACATGTCAAATAGGACATACTTTGAAACCGTTCGATACATAAAAAGTAAAGAGCAAGAGCATAATATTGAGATGTTAGTTAATAAAAAGCTAATCGCCTTACCAGAGTTTGTTCAGTATGACGAATCCATTCTTGATAGATTACATGATCAGTTATTATTATCAGATATAGCAAAGTCTTATCTAGATGGTAGAAAGATTACTATGGATTCAATGAAAAAGTTTTCTTTAGGCTACTCAGAAAAACAAGGAATGGTTACTATTCCAGTAGAGTCACCTGACGGAATGAAGATTGGCTTTGTAGGAAGATCTATAGAAGGCAAGGAGTTTAAAAATACTCCAGGATTGCCTAAAGGAAAAGTTTTGTTTAACTTGCACAGAGTTAAAAGTTCTAGTATAGTGTATGTAGTCGAATCATCTTTTGATGCAATTCGATTAGACCAAGTAGGTTTCCCAGCAGTCGCAACGTTGGGTGCTAATGTATCTATTTCACAAATTAGATTATTAGAAAAGTACTTCAATAATGTCGTACTAGTAGCGGATAATGATGAGGCTGGTAGCATAATGAAAGATAAGCTAATTGAAAAGCTTGGGTCTTTGGTTAGCGTTATCACCTTAGAAAAACAATATAAAGACATAGGCGATATGGATGATCAGTCAATCAGGAACTTAGAGTTTCAATTTGACAAGTCTATATTGTCTATGCTAAACTAATATAAACAACACGAAGGAGAAAAAGATGAGCGTAGTAAAGGGACTCAAAAACATCAATGCCCTGCTCGACAAGCCAAAGTATGACGAAAACTCACCAAAGGTAAGATGGTTAAAGCTTTCGGATGGACAATCAGTAAAGATTCGATTCATTGAAGAATTGGATGAAGACTCTGCAAACTATAATGCAGAACGTGGCTTAGCACTAGTTGTTAAGGAACACACAAATCCAAAAGACTATAAGCGTAAAGCTGTAGATACTATGGACACAGAAGGCCGTGACTGGGCAGAAGAAATGCATCGCAAAGATGTGAAGGCTGGCTGGAGAGCACGTCTTCGTTTCTATTGCAACGTGCTTGTAGATGATGGAATCGAAGCTCCATATGTAGCAATTTGGAATATGGGAATTAGCAAGCAGTCATCATTCAACACTATTCGTGAGTATGCTCTTGAAACAGGAAGCATCTCAAACGTTATATGGAGACTAAAGCGTAATGGTCAGGGAACTGAAACTAATTACACTCTTATTCCATCAGCACCAGATAAGGAGCCGTTTACATGGGGAGAAGTTAAACCTTATCCACTTGAAGCAGCACTAAAGAAAATTCCTTATGCTGAGCAAGAAGCATTCTATTTGGGCTTTGATAGTCCATCTACAACTTCTTCTACCAACACAGACTGGTAAGAATGAGTTACGTAGGCTTACATGTTCACACACATTACTCCCTGTTTGATGGCATCGCTACGCCAGAAGAGTATGTAAAACGTGCAGTAGATCTCGGTATGACATCAATTGCCATTACCGATCACGGAACTTTATCGGGGCACCGTGAACTATACCGTGTTGCTAAAGCAAACGGGATCAAGCCTATACTTGGCGTAGAAGGATATATGTGTTCTGACAGATTTGATACTAGAGATAAATCTGAAAGAGAAGGTCAACAGGACTTAGTTTATAACCACATTATTCTTCTTGCCAAGAACCAAATTGGTTTAGAAAACCTAAACAAGATTAATGAAATTGCATGGACAGAAGGCTACTTCAAGAAGCCAAGGTTTGACTTTGAAATACTTGAAAAGTATAAAGAGGGAATCATTGTAACTTCTGCTTGCCCAAGTAGTGTAATAGTAAAAGCTCTTGAAGAACAAGAGTTTGCGCTAGCCAAGAAACATATCAAATGGTTTAAAGATACCTTTGGTAGTGATTACTATATTGAGGTAATGCCACACAATGAAGCAGAGATTAATAAACAGTTAATTGAACTTGCTGATGAATTTAAAATTAAAGTAGTTGTAACTCCAGACTGCCACCATGTAGATGAATCTCAAAAAGAAGTTCAAGAGTTTAAGCTTCTAATGAATACTCATGCTAAGGTTCAAAAAGATACAACATATGATAAGTCTAAGAAGCAACCAGACATGATGAAAAGACTTGACTATCTGTATGGAGAAGATCGTCAAATTACTTTTAATAAGTTTGACATTCACCTTCTTTCATATGAAGAGATGAAGGCTGCTATGGAATTGCAGGGTATCGATAGACCAGACATCTATTCCAACACACTATTGCTTGCAGACACAGTAGAAGATTATGACATTAAAGATGGAATGAATCTGCTACCAGTTCAATACAAGAGTCCAGACAAAGAGTTAAAGAACATTTCTCTTGAAGGATTGGTTACTCGTGGACTATCTGACAACAAAGAATACCTTGACAGACTTGATGAAGAACTTGAGATCATTAAAAATAAAAAGTTTGCACCTTACTTCCTTGTAGTTCAAAGCATGATTGCTTGGGCTAAGAAAGAAGGAATCATGGTTGGTCCAGGTCGAGGATCTGCTGCTGGGTCTTTAGTTTGTTATGCTCTTGGCATTACAGATGTAGATCCAATTAAACATGGACTATTGTTTTTCCGTTTTATTAATCCAGATCGTAATGACTTTCCAGATATCGATACAGATATTCAAGACACTCGTCGTGATGAAGTTAAAGATTATTTAGTTAGACAATACAGACACGTTGCATCTATTGCTACATTCTTACAGTTTAGAGGTAAGGGAGTAGTTCGAGATGTGTCAAGAGTTTTAAACATTCCACTATCAGATGTTAACAAGGTCTTAAAGTATGTTGATACTTGGGACGAGTTTTGTACATCAAAAACAACAAGAGAGTTTAGAGACAAGTATCCAGAGGTGGAGATATATGGTGAACAACTTCGTGGTCGTATTCGTGGTACTGGCATACACGCTGCTGGTGTGGTCACTAGCAAAGATCCGATTTTTAGGTATGCTCCGATGGAAACGAGATCTTCTCCTGGGAGCGATGAACGCATACCTGTGGTTGGTGTTGATATGGAGGAGGCTGAACGGATTGGTCTCATCAAAATCGATGCACTTGGATTAAAAACTTTAAGTGTAATTCAAGATGCAGTTGCAATGATTAAAGAAAACCATTATGTAGATGTTAATCTCTTATCATTAAATATGGAAGATGCTAATATTTATCAAATGCTTTCTGATGGGTACACTAAAGGTGTATTCCAGTGTGAAGCGAGTCCATACACAAACCTTCTTATAAAGATGGGTGTTAAAAACTTTAACGAACTTGCTGCTTCAAATGCATTGGTTCGTCCAGGAGCTATGAACACAATTGGTAAAGATTACATTGATCGCAAACATGGAAAACAAGCGGTATCATATACTCATCAGATCATGAAAGAGTTTACGGAGGATACTTATGGTTGCGTTTTATACCAAGAACAAGTTATGCAGGCATGCGTACACCTTGGAGGCATGTCCATGTCGGAAGCAGATAAAGTTAGAAAGATCATTGGAAAGAAAAAGGATGCTAAAGAGTTTGATGTATTCCAAGACAAATTCATTAAAGGTGCTTCTGCCTATATTAGTCCCAATCAGGCTCTTGATCTATGGCATGACTTTGAAGCGCATGCGGGGTATTCGTTCAACAAGTCCCATGCGGTTGCTTATTCTACGCTCTCGTATTGGACGGCGTGGTTAAAGTTTTACTATCCTCTTGAGTTTATGTTTGCCCTTCTTAAAAATGAGAAGGATAAGGATGGTCGCACAGAGTATCTAATTGAAGCAAAGCGTATGGGAATTTCTGTTAAGCTTCCACACATTAATGACTCTGACTTTGATTTTAAAATTGAGGGTAAGGGAATTAGATTTGGTTTAACTGGTATTAAATATATATCAACTAACATTGCTGAAAAGTATGTTGCTGCTAGACCATTTAAATCTTATAAAGAACTTGAAGAGTTTACCTTTACAAAAGGCAACGGAGTAAACAGTCGTGCACTTCAAGCACTAAGAGTTATTGGGGCAGCAACCTTTGAGGATAATCCCAGAAATGATGAAGAGATTAAAGATAATCTATATGAATATTTAAACCTTCCAGAGTTTAATATTACGATTCCTTCTCATTACTATGCGTTTATTCAAGACACAACTGACTTTGAAGAAAAAGGTTCTTATATTTTATTAGGCATGGTTAAATCTATTAAACGAGGTAAAGGATGGTCAAGAGTTGAAATTCTGGACAAGACTGGCAGTGTTGGGATATTTGATGAAGAGGGAACGACGATTGAGACTGGTCGTACTTACTTGGTTCTTTGTAATGACAACAGGATTGTTTCTGCAGTTCCTGCTGACGAAATAAAAGGATCTTCAAGTGCTCTTGTAAAATTCTTAGGGTATAAACAACTTCCATATACAGACGAAGAAATGTTTGTGGTATCCTTTAAACCTAGAGTAACTAAAACAGGAAAAAAGATGGCTTCATTAACATTAGCAGATACTAGTAGAGATCTACATTCTATTACAGTATTCCCTACTTCATTTGCAAAAGCTTACATGAACATTGAAGAAGGCAAGTCTTATAAATTTAGTTTTGGTAAAACAAAAGACGGCACAGTAATATTAGATGATATAGCTTTATGACAATAGAGAAGAGAATATAGTGGTAACGATAGAGGAAGTCCTAGCGCAGCTTAGCCCAAAACTAAGAAAGACAATCATGGCAGGAGATTCCTTGCCAGCAACAGAATACGCAGCAACACCTAGCTTCGGCTTAAACCGTGCTCTCAACGGTGGTCTTCCCTATGGTAGGCAAGTGTTGGTGTGGGGCTCAAAATCCTCTGCAAAGTCCTCTCTATGCCTTCAGATGATAGGTCTGGCACAGAAGGAAGGAAAGATCTGTGCATGGATTGATGCAGAAATGTCATACGATAAGAATTGGGCAGAAAGCCTTGGGGTAGATACATCAAAACTAATCGTCTCACAATGTAGGACAATCAATGAAATGGTAGACATTGGAACAAATCTAATGAATGCTGGAGTTGATATGATTGTTGTTGATAGTATTACTTCTCTTCTTCCAGCAATATACTTTGAAAAGGATTCAGAAGAACTAAAGCAACTTGAGAATACTAAACAAATTGGTGCAGAGTCTCGTGACTTTAGTAACGCATGGAAGATGTTAAACTATGCTAACAATAAAGTCAAGCCTACTTTGCTTGTTCTAATTTCTCAATCAAGAAATAATATTAGCGCTATGTATACAAGCCAACAGCCAACAGGTGGTCAAGCAACTAAGTTTTATTCATCATCTATTATTAAGCTGTTCTCATCAGAGTCAGATAACCAGGCGATTAAGGGAAAGATTAAAGTAGGGGATAAGTTAATTGAAGAAAAGATTGGTAGAAAGATTCTTTGGCAACTACAGTTCTCAAAAACCTCTCCAGGGTTTCAGTCTGGCGAGTATGATTTTTATTTTAGAGGTAACGATATTGGTATTGATTCCATTGGCGACCTTGTTGACACAGCAGAGTCTGTAGGATTAGTTAATCGCACAGGAGCTTGGTATCAACTTGAAGATGGCACTAAGGTTCAAGGCAGAGAAGGTTTTGTCAACAGAGTTAAGGAAGATCTTGAGTTACAAGAATCACTAAAGAATAAGTTGATGAATGGCTGAAAAAGAGTTTACAGTTTTTGCAGGTCAAGCAATTTGTCAGAAATGCAAAGAAGATGTTTTATCTTTAAGACTTTGGGCTAGTACTGGGGATGTTACTTGGATGTGCAGTAAAAAACATATATCTAAGGTGGCTCTTGTGCCAGTGAAGAAGAAAAAGAAAGACTTTTCAGATGAGTGAGCGCTCTGAATCTAAAAGGATCGGTGCCAAACAGCATAAGAATTCAGGACGTAATACCCATAAGGGAGATGCTACATGGAGAAACTTCACTGTAGACTTTAAAGAATATCCAAAGGGCATTACAATCAATAAAGATAACTGGGCAAAGGCTGTAACTGATGCAATTAGGAACGGTAATGATCCAGCAATATTTATTATTCTTGGTGATGGTAATTCAAAGGTAAGATTAGCAGTAATAGAAGTAGAGATGCTTGAGCAACTAACAGAAGGGTATGATGATGGAACCACAAAACACAACAATTGAAATGGTTAATGGTTTGTCTGAGATAGCAGACTATATGAATGATGATGAACTAACAACGGCTTTAACAATGATTGCTAAAATTATTATTAAGCCAGACATTCCTATTCAGGTTGCAAGTCTTGAGATTGTTAGACTTCAGGCTATCGCAGCAAAGATGTCACTAAAGGCCACGTGGATGGCTAATGTTGACAAAAGTGACAGGGCAAAAAAGAACATATATTACACAGCAGCAGAAGCAATAAATGATCTAGTTTCAGCACTTAAATACATAATGCGCTAAACCATTTACTGGTATACTTATATAAACAAGGGAATAAAATGACAAAAAATTTATTACAGCAAATTATGATTAGAGAAGTAGAAACTCCAGAACAGGTAGATGCTAAGGAATTAATTAAGGTAATCGAACAAGGATATCTTGTTGGACGTGAACCTAAGCATACTCAAAAGAAAACCTTTGGACCATCTACTATTGCTTACGGGCATGGAGAATGTCCAAGATACTGGTACCTAGCTTTTGAAGGTGCGATCTTTGAAGACAATGCAGATCCATATGGCGTAGCAAATATGACCAATGGAACTTTATCTCATGGACGTATTGAGGAAGCATTTAAAAACTCTGGTATATCTATTGATTCAGAGTTTAAGATATTCAATGATGATCCACCAATTTTTGGTTATGTAGATAACCTAATCAATTGGAAGGGTGAAGACATTGTGGTTGAAGTTAAGACAACCAACAACGAAGTCTTTGAGTATCGAAAGAGAACTAATAAGCCTAAGATGGGCCACGTTGTTCAGATCCTTATTTATATGAAGATTCTTAAAAAGTCTAAAGGTATTCTCGTTTATGAAAACAAGAATAACCATGAGCTATTAATTATTCCAGTAGAAGTTAATGATAACTATAGAAACTGGATTGATCAAGCTTTTGAGTGGATGAGGGTAGTCCGTAAGAATTGGGAAGATAAAACTCTACCAACCAAGAACTATAGATCAAACTCAAAGATATGTAAAAACTGTCCAATCAAAAAGGCATGTACAGAAGCAGGGGTGGGCGTAGTTAAAATAGCATCCCTAAAGGAACTGAGTGAAACTATGTAATCGTTGTGATACATACTTTAAACCTAGAGTAAGTTATCAGATATATTGTAGCGACATTTGTAGAGAAGAATCTACAAAAGAAAAGATTGCCGAAAGGTATCTTGCTACTAGACGACAAAAAAGACACGGTAAAAAAAGAAATTGTCTTGGAGGATGTGGAATATCATTGTCAATGTATAATGATTCTGGGTTCTGTGCTAATTGTAATGTAAGTGAGAAAGCAGTTAATAAAATGATTAAAGAGCTAAAGGGGTTCATTGATTATGAGCAAGAATAAATGGGGGTACGCTGTACAACCAAATACTTTTTGTGCTATTGATGCTAGTACTAACAGCCTTGCTTTTGCTTTGTTTAGTACCAAAGAAGGTACCCTTGGGTCAGTAGGAAAGATTAATTTTGAAGGCAATGATATCTATGAAAAGGTTATGGATGCAGGGCAAAAGGTAAAAGCATTCCTTGATTTTTATAATGGATTTGAAGCAATCATTATTGAGCATACCGTTTTTATGAATAGTCCTAAGACTGCTGCTGATCTTGCTTTAGTTCAAGGAGCTATCTTAGGTGCTGCTGGTCAATCTGGAACAAAGGTTATTGGAAGAGTTTCTCCAATTACTTGGCAAAACTATTTAGGAAACAAAAAAATGTCAAAAGAAGATCAGGCTTTAATTAGATCTGCTCATCCAGGCAAGTCTGTTTCTTGGTACAAAACATATGAAAGAAACCTTAGAAAAGAAAGAACCATTACAATGGTTAACACTATCTATGATAGATCTATTAATGATAATGATGTCGCTGATGCTTGCGGTATTGGGCACTGGGCATTAAAAAACTGGGATAAAGCGATAGGAGATAATAAATAATGCCAGAGTTAAATGCAAACATACCACCGATAAACTGTTATGTAAGAGGAAACTATTTAAGAAATCATCAAGACAGCCATGACAAATATTTTGAATGTGTTGTTTTTGGTGTTTCAAGTTTAAAGTCTAGAAGCCCACTGTTTCATATCATGATGCCAGATGGTGGACTATGGTGGAGACTTCCAATCTCTGCCTTCTGTACAGAGCCAGGAGTTCCTGAAGTTGATCTACACAATCTAGTTCTATGGAATTCTTTTAGCCACCACGTTGCTGTAACAAGATTTGAAAATCTAACAAACCTTAGAATGTCTTATATAGACAGAACAAAAACAATGAACAAAGGAACATACTTATTTACATTAGACTGGCATAACCCAGACACAAATGTTTTAGATGATGGATACTCTGAGAGTCCAGCAGACCACAAGTGTGGGCATGTTATTCAAAGAGACGATGGAAACTTTGCAATTCAGCCTAACAATAGAGTTAGGGTATACGAGCCATCGTTTACTCTGGAAAAAGAATACTTAATTGACAGAATCATCAACGAAAGAAAGTATGATGTAGAAAATCAAGATAAATGGATCATGGAAAACTCTGATAGGTTTAACTATGAAATTGATTTAAACGAGGTTGACAAATAATATTATGTCTGCTAAACTATATACAAGCAACTTATGGTTACGTAAACGCTATGTAATTGATAAGAAAACTCCAGAGGAGATTGCCAAGGAGTGCGGTACTAGTATTGAAACAATCTATGTTTACCTTGCTAAATTTGGATTAAGGAAGTCACGGCGATGAATAAATTAGAAAAAGCAATGATAACAGCTACTGTTGTTGGCATGGTTGGATTTGCTTTTGCATTTTCTTTATTCAGTGGGCTTCCAGAAGAGTTTGATTGGGAAGCAGATGATGAGTAATAATCTAACCATTACGGTTGATCAAGTAAATAATCCACTTCATTACACTTCAGATCCTTCAGGTATTGAGTGCATTGAGATTACCAGACATCGCAACTTTAACATTGGCAATGCCTTTAAATACCTTTGGCGAGCAGGACTTAAAGATGAGAAAAAAACCATACAAGATCTAGAAAAAGCTATCTTCTATATCAAAGATGAAATAAATAGACTAGAAGGTAAGTATGTCAACTGAAGAAGATTTAGTCAAGCACTTAGATCAAGTTAATGATGTTGTTTCAGAATACCTGAAGGGTAACGATCCAACAGTTATTTCTAAAGAACTTGACATTCCAAGAACTAGAGTTGTGAGCCTTATCAATGAGTGGAAGACTATGGCTTCTGATAATGCTGCAATTCGTGCCCGTGCAAAAGAAGCTTTGGTTGGAGCAGATACACATTATAGTAAGTTGATTACAAAAACCTATGAAGTTATTGATGAAGCGTCTCTACTTAATAACCTAAGTGCTAAAACTCAAGGTATCAAACTTGTAATGGATATTGAGTCTAAGCGTATTGATATGCTACAAAAAGCTGGTCTTCTTGAGAATAAAGAACTTGCAGAAGAGATGATTGAGATTGAACGAAAGCAAGAAGTCCTTGTTGGGATACTTAGAGATATTGCATCTGAACATCCTGAAGTTAGAGATATAATTATGCAAAGATTATCCTCAATTGCAAAAGATGGAGAGGTAATCACAGTTGTCCATGATGTTCAATGATTTCCTTGAAGTTCTAAAGGAGAATCACTTTATTGAAAAACCTGTTGACGCAAAGACATTTGTTGAGTCTCCAGAGTACCTTGGACAACCCCCTTTATCTGATATACAGTACACAATTGTAGAAGCAATGAGTCAAATTTATCGCAAAGAAGATGTTGTTGATATCATGGGTGATGCTGGAGAAGAATATTTTAAAAGGTATACAAAGAATGAATTGATCTTGCAACTTGGCAAGGGATCTGGAAAAGACTTTGTATCTACAGTAGCATGCGCCTATGTAGTATATAAGATGTTATGTTTAAAAGATCCCGCAATTTATTATGGTAAGCCTGCTGGAGATGCTATTGATATCATTAACGTCGCAGTTAACGCTCAACAGGCTAAGAACGTTTTCTTTAAAGGATTTAAGTCTAAGATTGAAAGATCTCCTTGGTTTGCGGGAAAGTATAATCCAAAGGCAGACTCAATTGAGTTTGATAAATCTATTACAGTATATTCTGGTCACTCAGAACGTGAATCACACGAAGGTTTAAACTTATTCATGGCAGTACTTGATGAAATTTCTGGATTTGCTTCTGAGGTTGCAACAGGAAATGAACAGGGTAAGACTGCTGATAATATCTATAAAGCTTTTCGTGGTACTGTAGACTCTCGTTTTCCTGACCTTGGTAAGGTAGTTCTTCTATCGTTTCCCCGCTATCCAGGAGACTTTATTTCTCAACGGTATGACTCAGTAATTGCTGACAAAGAAGTAATAGAAAAAACACATAAGTTTATTATTAACGAAGACTTACCACATGATAATCCAGACAATACATTTGAAATTTCGTGGGAAGAAGATCATATCCTGTCATATAAAATACCAAAAATATTTGCATTAAAAAGACCTACATGGGATGTAAACCCTACCCGTAAAATTGATGATTTTAAGATTGCTTTCCTTACAGATTTAGGAGATGCCATGATGCGTTTCCTTTGCACCCCAACATATTCTTCTGATGCTTTCTTTAAACAAAAAGATAAGTTACAAAAATGTATGAATGTTAGAAACCCTATTGATAATTTTAAAAGGTTTGATGAATCATTTACTCCAGATCCAGATACTATTTATTATATTCATGCTGACTTAGCCCAAAAGCATGACAAGTGTGCTGTTGCTATTGCTCACGTTGACCGCTGGGTGAATATTAAAGTAATTAAAGATTATGAACAGGTAGTTCCAGTCGTAGTAGTAGATGCTGTTGCTTGGTGGGAACCAAAAACTGAGGGACCAGTAAACTTATCTGAGGTTAAGCAGTGGATTATTAATCTTCGTAGAGAAGGTTTTAATCTAGGAATGGTTTCATTTGACCGTTGGCAATCATTTGATATTCAAAATGAACTACAGTCTGTAGGCGTAAGAACAGAAACAGTTTCTGTAGCAAAGAAACACTATGAGGATTTAGCTATGATGGTTTATGAAGAGAGAGTGGCTATGCCTATGATTCCTTTATTATTAGAAGAACTATCAGAGCTAAAAATTATGAAGGGTAATCGTGTAGATCACCCCCGTAAAAAATCTAAGGACTTGGCAGATGCTGTTTGTGGGGCAGTATTTGGAGCCATCTCTCATACACCTAAAAACCTTAATGTTGAGGTTGAGGTCCATACGTGGGCTAATTCAGCCAAATTTGCAAAGAAGGACAAGGGTATGATAGAATTAGATTCAAAGGAAATGACTGACGAAATCAGTGATTTCTTAGGTAAATTTAATTTACTATAAGCTTCTGATTAAATGATCAGATAAAACTAACAAGGAGAAAGATGAATTCATTCAAGAAAATCGCTATTGTCATTGCTGCAGCTTTGACTAGCACATTACTACCAACCGCTGCTATTGCAGCAGCTCCAGCAGGTGTTACATCAACGCTTACTGCTTCTGCTTCTGCAGTACAAATTGGTGAAACAGTCTCAACGACAATTACAACATCGGGAATCTATGCGGTAGGAGATACAACAACTACAACTGTTGCTATTACTTCATGGCCTGTAGGTGCAACAAATGCATCTTTAGCAGGTATGATTAGTCCAACTCTTACAGCAATTGATACCGCAACTGCAGATGTAGTTACAACTTCAAATGGTCAGGTAGTTCAGACAACTCCTGGCGTAATTGGTCTAGTTGGATCTTCATCAGCATTAGTATCAGGTCGCACAAAGATCTCAGTTACACCTTCATCAGCTAATACAGCTGGTACATATGTTTATACAATTACAACAGTTTCAAATGCTAGCCCTGTTGCAACTCTAAGTACTCTCACTTGGACAGTTACAGTTGCAGCATCTGGACTAAAGGCTTCAACAGTATTTATTGGCACAACAATTGGTACAGCACCTACATCAGATGCAACTACTCTTTCAAAAGTATTGACAACTGATGGTGTGGCAGAAGCAACTGCTGTTGCTCAAATTTCAGTAAAGCAATGGCAAGATGTTGCAGGTACAATTGCAATGAACTCAAGTTATACAAAGTCAGTAGAAGTTTCTATCGCTGGTGCTGGAGCTGTTGGTTCAACTAACTCAACTTCACCATTGCGTGGTGCATTTGTTTCAACTCCTGCTGCTATTGCGGGTGTAACAACTTCACCAGCATCTCAGGATTACTGGGTATACGCTGATGGTCGTACAGGTCCAGCAACAATTACCGTTAAAATTGACGGAGTTGTAGTTGCCACTAAGTACTTTACATTCACAGGTAAGCTTGCAACTCTTACAGCAACAGCTTCTAAGAAGAATGTTGGCGTTGGAGAAACTCTTACACTAACCGCTGCTGGTGCAGATGTAAATGGCAATGCAACAGCTACACCAACAATCACAGCTGCATCTTCTGATGTAGCCGTTGCGACAGTTGCGATCACAGCTACAGGCGTTGCTACTGTTACAGGCGTTAAGGCTGGAACAGCAACAATCACACTAACAAGCGGAACAGTTACAGCTACATCAGTTGTAACAATTCTTCCTGTAACAGCTCCTAAGCTTGCATGGGCCTTCGATAAGGACTCATATGATTCAGGCGAGAAGATGACACTAACAATCACAGCTGCAGGTATTGCTGATGGTGCACGTGCCGTATTCGGTACAGCTCCAACAACAAACTTCACACTGTCAGGTGCTGCCCCAACATTTGTAACTAACCCTACATTTGCTGCAGGCGTAAGCACAGTTGTTATGTATGCGCCAGCAACACCAGGTAAGTTCGTTCTATCAGCAACTGTTGGTCTAGCAATTGATACTGAAATTGCTCTTAACACAGCTGGTACAACAACACGTACACCTGTATCACTTACAGCAACAATCACAAACCCAGCTCTAACAGCTGCTCAAGAAGCAACTGATGCAGCTAACGAGGCAACTGATGCAGGTAACAATGCAAAGGATGCTGCTGATCAAGCAATTGAGGCAGCAGATGCTGCAACAGTAGCTGCTCAGGATGCTGCAGCTGCTGCTGAAAAAGCAGGAGCAATGGCTGTAGCTGCTGCTGAATCTGCTGGAGCAATCGCACAAGATGCTCTAGATGCAGCTAATGCTGCAACTGATGCTGCTCTATCAGCTGCTGAATCTGCAGACGCTGCAACAGCTGCTGCAATGGAAGCTAAGGAATCTGCAGATGCTGCTACAGCAGCAGTTGCTGCTCTTTCAGCTGAAGTAGCTAAGCTAATTGCTGGTTTGCATACAAAGGTTGCAACCTTAAGCACACTAGTTATCAAGATTGCAAAGAAGGTTAAAGCTTAATTAGCTAAAAACTAACAAGTTAGAGGGTTGGCTAAGTGCCAGCCCTCTTTCTTTTGCAATAAAATGATATAATAGCCTTATTAATCATTACGATTAGGAGGGCATTATTAAAAAACTATTAAGAATTCTAATGGTTATATCATTAGTCCTAGCCCCCTTGCTTTTAATAATGGAAAAAGCTCATGCAGCAGAAGGTTTAACTGCTGAGGTACATAATGTGCTTGGTCAGAATGGTTCCCCTTACATACCACAAGGAGATACTGCAACAGCAACAACAAATGTATCTAACATTGACTTTCAGTGGGGTAGTGGCAGTGTCCTTGGTGGTCCCTCAGAAGATGTTATTGTAAGATTTACTGGGTCTATTCTTAGTAACACAACGCAAAATATATCATTTTTAGCAGAAGCAGACGATGGAACTAGGATTTATATTGATGGTGCTTTAATAGCAGATGACTGGGTTGATAAGGGTGGGGGAGGAACTATAAGTTCTCCAGTATCATTTACAGCAGGAGTCCCAAAGACCATAGAGTTACTGTACTATGAAAATGGTGGCGGTGCTTGGGTTCAACTATTATGGGATCAGTCTGGATCAATGCAAGTTATCCCTGCTTCGGCCTTTACCTCACAAGCAGCCCCAGTAGTAAAAACAATAGGCCCCCCAAGAAACTTGACTGTTGTTGATGGTTCAACTTCAACAGTTTTAGACTGGGATTCACCAGACACTGGCAACACTCAGCCAGAAAGGTATGCAATAAGTTTTAATTGTTCTGGGTGTAACGGATGGGGAATTGCAACTGGAAATGTTGGTGGACCTAATTCTTTAAACACAACAATAACAATTGATCACTCACTACTTGAAAGTTTAATGCCAAGCGGAACTGTTTGGTCATTTCATATTAGATCAGATAATGATACATTAGCCCTATACTCTGTAAACTCAAATGTTGTTACACTTAAAATTGGAAAGACTGCAGAAGAAATTGCTGCAGAGCAGGCAGCAGCACAAGCAGCAGCAGCAGCTGAAGCCGCAATTGCAGCCGCAACTGCAGAAGTAGCACGACTAGCGGAGGTAGCAAGATTAGCTGAAGTAGCAAGATTAGCTGAAGTAGAAAGACTTGCTGAGGTTGCAAGACTAGCAGAAATTGCCAGAATAGCAGAAGAAGCAAGATTGGCTGAAGTAGCAAGACTTCAAGCAGAAGCTGCAACATTGTTGGCTGCACAGCAAGAAGCTGCAAGAATAGCAGCCATTACTGCAGAAGTAGCAAGACTTGCAGAAGTTGCTAGACTTGCAGAGGTTGCTAGGTTAGCAGAGGTAGAAAGGCTTGCAGAGATTGCTAGGTTAGCAGAAGCAGCAAGATTGGTAGAAGTGGCAAGGCTTGCAGAGGTAGCAAGATTAGCAGAAGCTGCCAGACTAGCAGAAGCAGAAAGACTTGAGGCTGAAAGAATAGCAGCAGGGATTGAGGCTGCTAGAATAGCAGCAGAAGCTGAAGCAGCAAGAATAGCAGCAGGGATTGAGGCTGCTCGTATAGCAGCAGAAGCTGAAGCAGCAAGAATAGCAGAAGAGGTTGAGGCTGCTAGAATAGCAGCAGAGGCTGAGGCAGCAAGAATAGCAGAAGAGGTTGAGGCTGCTAGAATAGCAGCAGAACAAGCAGCTCAAGCAGAGGCAGAGAGAATTGCAGCGGAAGAAGCAGCAGCAGAAGAAGAAAGAGTTAAAGCGGAAGAAGAAGCAAAAGCCGAGGCAGAGCGTATAGAAGCAGAGATTGAAGCAGCAAGAATTCAAGCAGAGATAGAAGCCCAAGCAGAAGCAGATCGTATTGCAGAAGAAGTTAAAGCAGCAGAAGAAAAAGCAGAAGCAGAAGCAAAGGCAGAGGCTGATAGAATTGCTGCAGAAGAAGAGGCAGATCGTATAGCAGCAGAAGCAGAAGCCAAGGCTGCTGAGGAGGAAAGATTAGAGGCAGAAGCGGAGGCAAAAGCTAAAGCCGAAGAAGATGCCAGACTAGAAGCAGAAAGAATTGCTGAAGAAAAAGAGGCCAAAGAAAAAGCTGAGGAAGATAGAATTGCTGAAGAAAAAAGATTGAAGGCAGAGGCTGATGCTAAAGCAAAAGCTGAAGCAGAAAGAATTGCTGCTGAAAAAGCAAATAGTGAAACAACTAAAGAAGAAGTAAAAGAAGCAGTAGCAGCAGTAATTACTGGCAATACAATCACTCAGGTACAAGCAGCAGAAGTTGTAAATACATTAATGGCTGATGGAAATGTTAGCAAAGCCGAGGTTGCTAATCTTGTAGAGGTTTTAACTGCTGATGGTGGTAAGTTAAATGAATCAGAAAAATCTTTAGTAGCAGATGCATTAGTTGCTTCAGCAGATGGAGAAGCCTTAAGTTCTGAGCAAATTAAAGATTCTGGGATTGAGTATAAAGATCTCCCAGCAGAAACACCTGTAGATGTTAGAACAGATGAACAAGGAAATGCAGTTGTTATTACTGCGGAAGTAGCAGCACAAGTTGAATTGCTACAAGATCCTGCAGCTTTATTACAGGAGGCATTCTCAGACCCAGGAGCAGCCTTAGCAGCCCTTGGAAGTATCGGTGCTGATATGTCAACAGAAGAAAGAGAAGAAGCAACAGACATGGTTGTGGCAACAGTTGTAGCAGCAGGAGCAGCAATCAATGCTGCAGCGGTTGCAGCTGCGGGTGGAAGTACGGGTGGATCTAGTGGTGGAGGAAGTTCTGGTGGATCATCTGGTTCGCCAGCATCGAGAGGAGGAAGAAGATGGTAAGAATAGTAAAAAATATCTTAAAGGATATGGTAGACCAGGCATGGACTCTCCTTGGAATGTTTATAGCCTGGGTAGTTTTGGACGGTAGTGCTAAGACAATTGTTGGATATGGAATCATGGCAACAACAACCCTATGGATACTAACTAGTCCAATTAGAAACAAGGAGGAATAAAATGGCAACCAGAAAAACAGTAGTAGAACCCCCTAAAAAAGAGCACCCACAAAAAGCAATAACAAATATTCTTATGAGAATTTTAGCGGTATTCGCAGCATCAGGACTATCAGTCTTAGGAGCAGGAGCAGTAGTAGGAATTGATACTATGCAGGCTGTATTCTTAGCAGGACTATTAGGCGTAGCCACAGTTATTGAAAGACTGGCAAGAGCTTTTTTGGACGATGGAAAGCTTACATTAGCAGAGATTAATGAAGCCTTTAAAACAGTAGACAAAAAGGCTAATTAGTCATATTTGGCCTTTGTTGACAGCCCTCCATAGGGATGATATACTTAGATATATCTACTTGGGGAGGGTTTTGTCATGACTTGTATCGCTGTTGTACGCCATGAAAATAAAATATATATGGCTGGAGATCGTGGTGCATCAGACGATGGTACTATTCTAGCATTGACTGCCCCTAAAGTTTGGAAGATTGGTCCCTACTTAATTGGGTATGCTGGGTCTATGGATGGTGAAAGACTTCGCTATAACTTTAATCCAGATATCCCAGACCTTCGTGATACAGATAAGTTTATGCAAACCAAATTTATTAAACAACTTAAAAAGTTTTATACAGACTGGTGGGTTGATACAGGAAAAGATTCAGACTTTGGTTTGATAATTGCAGTTAAAGGACAGATTTACGAACATAGTTCTTCAGATATGTCTTTATCAAAGTATGAAGTAGACTATCTTGCAATGGGTTCTGGAGCAGAATATGCTTATGGTGCACTTCATGCTACAGAAAAAATCAAAGATCCACGTAGACGATTACAGTCAGCTGTTGGAGCAGCAATAAAATTTTCTCCAACCTGTATGGGTCCAATTGATATTGTAAGTATTTAGGAGAGTCATGATAAAAGACGAAGATACATTTGAATTTGACATCTGGATGAATAACGGAATTGATAGAGGATGGATATCTCCTGTATTTTGTAATACACATGAAGGAGATCCTTACATGACAGATGAAGAAATGCAAGAGTGGGATGATGGTGGAGACCCATGCTTGTTTGTATTTAAACTTAAAGACCACTAACATATGATATAATTATTAGATACCTGCTCAGATGAGGGGTATATTAACTTATTCGCTTGAAAGGGGAATAACATGATGAACGATCCATGGGCCATTTTTAATGACCCTTTTTTTATTGGGTTTAATAGAAACCTAACACAGTTAAACAATGTATATAA